TGACTCAGGCACCATTGGCGCCGTTAAGGTTGGTTCACTCTCCAAGAAGTTCGATGTATACGTCGATCCTTACTTCCCACGCAACGTTGTTCTCGTTGGTCGCAAGGGTGGTTCCTTCCTAGAGAGCGGCTATGTATACGCTCCATATGTACCACTACAGGTAACTCCAACCATCTTTGGTACGGAAGATTTCGTGCCACGTAAGGGTGTAATGACTCGCTACGCCAAGAAGATGGTACGTCCTGATATGTATGGTCTTGTTATCGTACGCGGTCTACTCGGTGAATCTGGTAGCTAATCTATAAGATTGGTTTAGACCATAAAACCCCACTGTCTTAAGACAGTGGGGTTTTTTATATAAGTTATTACTATTTATTAGTAAAGGAGGATTCAAGATGAATATCCGAAAACGTAAAATGCTTAAACAAAAGCTAGCTGCTCCTGTAGTAGTCCTACCGCCGGTAGTAGAGGTAGTAGAATCGCTACCAGTTGTAGTAGAGGCGCCTATTGAGGCACAAGAGGTAGAAAGCGAACAAGAAGTCGTTGAAGAAGTCGAAGAGCTTGTGGCGGCCACCAGAGCACGCAAACAAAGAAAACCTACTATTAAAAAATAACGGAGATTTCCTAGATGGCCGTACCGATATTAACACCTGCAAGTCAAACAAGCAAAGTTATTCTTACATCAACCGGAAGTACGGAAACAACTGGTAATGGTGCTGGTTCAACTACACATTATCCTTTTGGACTTTATGTAGATGCGTCTTCATTTTTATATGATCAAAACTTTATTTCAGGTGCGGCTGACCAAGTAGCATACACATATAAGAAATTGGGTGGAGATGTTTTAGACATTGAACTTACTGTTGGAAATGTGTATGCCGCTTATGAAGAATCAGTTTTAGAATACACTTATCATATTAATAAACATCAAGCCAAGAATGTTCTTGGTAGTTTATTGGGATTTGCCACTGGTACTTTTAATCATGATGGGCAAATGATTGGTGGTGATGCCTCTGGTTCTTCTGTTAATTTAACTTATCCTTCGTTTAAAGTAGAATATGCTAGACGCGTCGGAGAAGGGTTTTCAGAAGAAGCGGGAATTGGAGGAAATAATACTTTTTATTCTGCTTCTTTCGCTTTAACTTCTGGCGTACAAGATTATGATTTACAAACTATTATCTCTAATTCTGCTGCTACAAATGTTGAGCCAGCTACCGGTGGAACAGTTCCCTATGCTGATTTAGTAGGAAACAAAAAAGTTAAAATTCATAAAGTCTTTTATAAAACCCCAGGTTCTATGTGGAGATTTTATGGTTATTATGGTGGACTTAATGTAGTAGGGAACTTAAATTATTATGGTCAATTTTCTGATGATTCAACATTTGAAATTGTTCCTGTATGGCAAAATAAATTACAATCACAAGCTTATGAAGATCATTTATTTACAAGGTTATCCCATTACTCTTACGAGTTATATAATAACAAATTAAGAATAAACCCAATACCAGCAGGTTTTATACCATATATGTGGGTTCAATTTACAATTGATAAAGATCCATGGTCGGAAGATTCGGATAGAAAAAATGGAACAGATGGTATAAATAATATTAATTCTTTACCATTTGATAATATTCCTTATAAAAATATTAATGCGATTGGTAAACATTGGATTCGTCGTTATGCTCTTGCTCTTTGTAAAGAAATGCTTGGTCAAATTCGAGGAAAATTCGGTGGTAATATTCCGATACCAGGAGATAATGTAACATTAAATTCAGGAGATCTTTTATCGCAAGCAAAAGAAGAACAAACTTACTTAAAAGAAGAATTGAATAAGATATTGGACGAAATGACATATAAAGCATTAGCGCAACAAGATTCAGAATTGGTTGCTGCTTTAGACAAAATAAACTCTAATATTCCAATGATGATTTATCAGGGATAAATAAATGTCTGACCAAAATAAATGGACACAACCTGATGCTCCACCACCACCATTATTTACAGGTAAAAAGGAACGAGACCTTGTAAAGCAGGTAAATGATGAATTAATTGAACGCGTTATTGGGCAAACAATTGTTTATTACCCTATCGATCAACAAACAACAAATTATCATCCTTTATATGGTGAGGCAATAAACAAGAATTTTCTTCCTCCAATAAGAGTTTATGCACTTGTTGAATTCGAAGGAATTAAAACCAAATACCAGTCTAATATTGGTTTAGATAAAGATGTTTCTATTATAGTCCATTTTCACAAAAGACGTTTAACAGAAGACCAAGATTTATATGTAAGAGAAGGAGACTTTGTTCTTTACGGAGATACATATTATGAAATTGTTACTCTTGCAGAACCAAAACAACTTTATGGTCAAATAGATCATTTATTAGAAATCTCTGCTAAATGTACCAGAGCCCGTGAGGACCTATTCGATGCCACCTAAATATGATTATACAGAAATAAAAGAAGCTGATGGTTTATTAAAAGAAATACCTTTTATGCCTTCTACTGTTGAAAATATTGATACGGCATTCTTTAATTTTATTAAAGACGATTTAAATTTACAAACAACAACAAATAAAGGAAACATTAATGTTCCTATTATTTGGGTTGCCACCGAACGCTCACATCAAATCAAAAATACACAAGATCAAAATATAAGAGATAAGAAAGGAATATTAAAGCTACCTCTTATAACAATTGAAAGAACTTCTATGAATAAAGATCCAAACTTTAAAGGAGTATTTCAAGCTCATATGCCAGACCACGGCACTGGTTATCATAGTGTAAGAAGAATTAATGTCCCAGCAGCAAGAAGAATAAATCAAGAAAAAACATCAAACTTTTCTAATGCTCATTCTGCCAGACAAGCTGGAGTAAATAACAATATTGGCAATGGTCAATTAAATTTTCCCATGAAAAAGAAAGATAATACCCGTGTTGTTATGGAAACAATTTATATGCCAATTCCTATTTGGGTTAATACAATGTACTCTCTTAGGATAAGAACAGAATTTATTCAACAAATGAATGATTTAATACAACCTTTTTATTCTTTCACAGGCCAAGCAAAATCTTTTTTTATAAATAACGAAGGCCATAGATATGAAGGTTTCGTAGAAGGTGATATATCTTATAATAATAATGTTGGTGAGTTAGGAGAGGATGAGAGAACTTACATCTCGGAAGTTAAATTTAAGATATTAGGTTATTTAATGGGAGAAGGAAAGAATGATCCAAAACCAAAATTCACTGTCACAGAAAATTATGTAGATGTTAAAATACCTAGAGAGAGAGTAATAATAGGAGATATTAACACTTTCTTAGATTCTGTGAAATCAACAAAAGGAAAAGGTTTCTTTAGAGAATAAAAGATTTTGAAACTAAAGAATACTATTTATTATTGTAATAAAGGTTTAGAATCTACCTAAACTATAGGAGAAGAATTAATGTCAGACGTAAATAAGTTTAGATTTGTTTCACCAGGTATCTTTTTAAATGAAGTAGACCAATCACAACTTCCAACAGACGCAGAATTAGTAGGTCCTGTTATTGTTGGTAGAACGTCCAAAGGACCAGGTATGATTCCTGTCCGTGTAACTTCTTTTAGTCAATTTGTAGAGATTTTTGGCCAGCCTATCTCTGGTCGCGCAGCAGTTTTAGATGTTTGGCGTGATGGTAATTATTCTTCTCCTACTTATGGTGCATATGCGGCACAAGCTTATTTAAGAGCCGGTATTGGACCGGTTACGTTTATTCGTCTTGTAGGGACACAATCACCTGATGCTACCGAAGCCAATGGTGGTAATGCAGGATGGGCGACGGTAGATGACCCAGCGGCAGCAGTAGCAGATAACGGAGGTGCTTATGGTTTATTTGTTTGGCCTTCCGCATCAGCAGATACTACAAGCACAGGTTCATTAGCAGCTATTTGGTATGTTAATAACGGTGGCGCTGTAGTATTATCCGGTAGCTCGGTCGATGATACTGCATTATCTGGGGCCGCGACTGTAATAAAGTCTGATTCAAATGGACAATTCAAAGCGCTTATTTATAATTCAGTCGGATCAACAGAGAAAAATGTAACCTTTAGTTTGGCTGAAGGAAGTTCTAATTTTATTCGTAAAGTATTCAATACTAATCCTCAACTTGTAAATACTACTATTGAAGATTCTACTAATCAAACTTCTTATTGGTTAGGAGAGACTTTCGAAAGACACTTAAATTCTTTATCATTAGATACCGCTGCTGTACGCTATGGTGCAATTATGGCAATTGCATCTGGCTCAACACTATCAGGCCCACAAGATAGAGATATTCCTTATCGTGACGCGCATACAGGATGGTTCTTCGCACAAAATACATCAGCAGATACAGCAAGTTATGCTTACAACGATATGCAGAAACTATTCAAGTTTGTAGGTATCAATGGTCATGGTGAATGGCTACAAAACAACATAAAGATTTCTATTCAAAATATTAAAGCATCACAAAATGATAATATTAACTATGGTACTTTTGATGTTGTAATTCGTAATGCTAAAGATTCTGATTTAACACCACAAGTTTTAGAAGTATTTTCCGAGGTTGACCTAGACCCAGGAAGTCCAAATTATATTGGTTTACAAATCGGTGATACCTATATGGATTGGGACGAAACCGAAAAGAGATATCGTGAATACGGACAATACCCAAACCGTTCTAAATATGTAAGAGTAGTTTTGAATGAAGCGGTGGACGCTGGTTCAGCCGATGCCTCATTACTACCATTTGGTGTTTATGGTCCTCCAAGATTGCCTGCTTGGTCTTATTATTCTGGGTCAACAGCTTTCTCTGGTCACCCATCTTCAACGGCCTATGCTTTGGGTTCTACCTCTATTCCACATGTTAATAGTGCAGTAGGTTCTGAAGTACTCTATACTACCGCTGAATTTAATACAGCCTCTATAGTACATCCAGCCGTTGGTATCCGCTCAACAGCAACTTCTGATGGTGCTTTGCCCACAACAACAGCACATTTCGGTCTCCATTCTGGCAAGACAGGAACAAGCACTTTATTTGATAACGGCTATGCAGATTATCTAAGAGCTTTTGGTCGCTTAATAGTGTCAGATTCTGATTGGGGTGATTCATTTGGTGCTGGTTCATTACCAAATAATCTTGAATATCAGTGGATTTTCTCTCTTGATGAATTAGTAGTTACTACTGGCTCTGCTTTCTCCTCTGCTTCACCATCTTCAAATATTACTGAAGTAACTTGGACTTCTGGCTCCTATGTAGCCGGTACTTCTTGGAATGCTTCAAATTCATTAGGAGCCGGCGCTGCGGTTTTTGAAAATATCCTTGATTCTAAAGTTAACCGCTTTACTTCACCATTATACGGTGCCTTTGATGGTTTGGATGTTACAGAAAGAGATCCATTCCGCAATACCAGAATTGATGATAGCGAAGCTGAAGCAACAAACTATACTTATTATACATTACGTCGTGCTATTGATACCGTAGCAGATGCTGAAGTAGTAGAAATGAATGCATTAGCTATTCCTGGCATCACCAACGAAGGAATCACCAAGTATATTATTGATACTTGCGAAACTCGTGCCGACGCACTAGGCGTTATCGACCTTAAAGGTGGTTTCCAACCACGTCATGAATCTTCTGCTGCGATTACTACAAGAAGAGGTAACCTACAGAATGTTATTAATAATATGAAAGCACGAAACCTAAATAACTCTTATGGTGCTGCTTATTATCCATGGGTCAAAATTCGTGATGATTTAAGTGGAAATCAACTTGAAGTTCCTCCATCAGTAGTAGCTTTAGGTGTTCTTGCTAATACAGAAAAGACTGCTGATATTTGGTTCGCGCCTGCGGGCTTTAGACGAGGTGGATTATCACAAGGAGCTTCTGGTCTTTCAGTAGTCGGTGTAGAAACTAAACTAACTTCTGAAAACCGTGATGACCTTTATGCTCTTAATATCAATCCTATTGCTTCATTCCCAAGAGAAGGAATTGTAGTATTCGGACAAAAGACTCTACAGGTCACTCGCTCTGCTCTAGATCGTATCAATGTTCGTCGCCTACTTATTTATGTCAAACGTGGAATTTCTGCTATATCACGCGATACATTATTCCAACCAAACGTACAGGCAACTTGGAACGATTTCAAGGGTAGAGCGGATAAGTTCTTAGGAGATGTAAAGGTTCGTTTCGGTGTTGATGATTTCAAAGTAGTACTAGATGAAACCACAACTACACCTGACCTTGTAGATCGTAATATTCTCTATGCTAAGATTTATATTAAGCCAACAAGAGCAATCGAATTCATTGCTATTGATTTTATAATTACAAGATCGGGTGCTTCTTTCGAAGACTAATAAAACAAGAGGGCTTTTCAGCCCTCTGTACTATTTACTATAAACAGGAGATTTAAAGTAATGGCTGATAATTTTTGGACTAATGCGCCTACAAGAGACCCAAAAAGAGGGTTTCGTTTTAGAGTTCAAATTCCCGGTATTAGTGCTGGTTATTTATGGTTTGCTAAGAAAGCTGATAAGCCAGAAATAACTGTAAAATCAACACAACATAAATATTTAGGACATACTTTTAATTTTCCTGGTTCTGTTGAATGGAATTCTGTTAGCATTACTTTCGTTGATCCTGTCGAACCAGATCTCGCAGGAACACTAGGTGACCTTTTATCAACAATTGGTTATGAATTACCTAAAGATTCAAATGGGTTTATAACAATCTCAAAATCCAAAGCTGTAGGTTCTCTTGGAGATGTTATTATAGAACAGATAGATGAAGACGGTAGAACATTAGAACAATGGACTTTAAATAATGCCTTTATTAATAAAGTAGGGTATGGTGCTCTAGATTATAATTCAGAAGATTTAACTGAACTTGTGGTTTCCTTTACATACGACTGGGCTTCATATTCATCTGGTGCTCCAGGAACGAAGACTCCTGGACCATTCTTCGCGGGACCAAATAATAGCTAAGAGATAAGTAATGTCTTTTTGGACGCAACAAAACTTAGACCCTAAAATGAAACACCGTTTTAGGGTTACAATACCTGATATTTCAGACAAATTTGCTTGGTATGCTAAAACGGTAGATAAACCAAGCTTTAAATTTTCACCGCAGAATGAAAACGAGCTTTATCTTGGTGAAGTTTTTCCGGATACGAAAATATTAACAAATCCTTCTTGGCAAAATATAAACATAACATTAGTTGATGTTTATTCGGCTGATTTAGAAAATACTACAATAGACTTAACAACAAGTTTGGTTAAGTTGTTACAAGAAGCTAATTATGGCACA